GCCTCTTAGACTTCAGATAATTTACAATCCACCAACTGTTAAGACCTAGCTGGTCTTTTGTCATACTTTTAGTATAACCAAGGAAGTCCGGCATGAGCTCGGTAGCTTCTTGTGCAATGCTGGAGACATTGTCCAAGAAACCTGGGATATCCAGTCCGAGTCTGTATTTATCCCTTTTCATGCAAAAGTCTACGAACTGTTCTCTCAGAGGATGATACTTCACATTCTCTATGATAGACAGTTGACGTAATGCTACCATCGTAGCCGACCATACATCAGGATCATAGTACCTTTCTTGTTCCATCAGCCTACCAAGAGCACGATAGGTTGAATAGACACCTACGCATACCCCTTTCTCTCGATAATCTTTGTGATGCCAGCGTCTCAGGTATACGCAATCTTGTTTGCTCACATACTGCTTGCTCTCATTCATTTCCTGGCCATGGGCAGTATATGATCGCATTACATCCTCCACAGTAATACCAGGATACGTGAGTACTCCGTCATCTCCCAGGCACTGTGAATTTGGGTTTAAGGTGGTGCCCTTTCTAATTGCCGCCTCATATTGGAGAGCTCTGTGGGCTAGAGTTTCATCGGCATTGGTTCCACCACTTCCACTTCCCATACCGTGTTTACCAAAACGGATTTTACCAAAGTCGTACGCCAGAGGTATGTCGTACTTAATGGGGAATACAGATTCGAGCCACAATTCTACACCCACATCATGATTGGCGAGAGAAGCCAATATGGTCTTTGATGCAAGCTGCATGTCTGCATTAAAGTGTTGGTCGAATTTGCTGAAGTCTGTGCAGATAACCACGTCGTCCACACCCTTTGTATCAAACATCTGAGTGATACGCCGGTCGACCAGTTCCATGCTAACCCATGCAGGAACTAGACCGAATCTCTGGCAAGATTCGATCAATGGTTGGTAAAGCTGCAATTCCTGGATGTTAACGGCGAATGGAAACATCCAAACCACACGCTGTTTTACATCTTCAGGTTTAGGACCGCCTTCTTGACCTCTCCAACCTAACACAGCACAGGCGCCCCAATCAGTAACTTGCGGAGAGGAGAATCCCCGTGTACTGTTTTCTGGAGCATTCAACATCTGAAAGATCTCGCCATTATCATAGCCGACCTCACAGAACATTGTTTTGCCGAGAACTGTTCTACGTTTGGTGAAGTATGGAGAGCCTGAGTTTGTTGACTTCTTCATAATGTCAACGGTACGCTGTTGACTCCTCAGACGCAGTCCACCTATTGCTTTGAATTCAGCGGCAACTGCTTTCAAAGCTCTGTCAGAAATGGGCTCTGACTTTTGGAGAATACAGTCATAGTAATGATCAATGTCTTCGATCCGTTCCTCCAGCGGTTTCATAATCGACATTGGTCCGACCTTAGCCCTTAGGTCGTTTTCGAAGTCCACAAGAGTCGGCCACTTGTCAGTGATCGATTCAAGTGTGGAACTCCAATCGTCCAGGACTTCCTGGACATCACTACCCTTGGCAAAGGTAGTGCGATACTCTTCCGGTTGTCCTTTCTTGACTATGTCAAAATAAGACCGTAAGCCCGGATTCGGCAAGTTAAAGTACTTGTCAAACTTAGTTTCATTATTTTTAGGCATAATGATGGCCTCCTTTCAAT